TGCCATGAATAGTAACCGAACCGTCCTATGATCAGTTCTTTGCAGAGCGATACTTGCTCTGCTGCAAGCTGTTGATTGATGACGATTTCAGTAACAGACTGACCCGATTTTCGGGCGTTCTTTTCTTCGATCTGTAGCTGTCTCGACCCCTCAAATAGATTGTCTACTTCCGATGCCACTGAGGAAATATCCTTGGCGGCTGAAATAGTTTTTGAGATAATTTCACAGGACGCCTTCACCAAGGCAATGCCAGCCAACACTTCCGCAACCATAAGAATAGTTCCTGTAGTATAAGTTCTGACTATGATTGTGACATTAAGTGGTGAGAGTATAACAAAGGCTGTCGGTCAGATCGTCCTAGATTTTTGATTGTTGATGCAAGTAAGCTTCATAATATTTTTTGAAATCCTTGAGGCGAAGGACACACAGGCTATCGCCCGTTGCTTCACGGGACTTGCGGGTGATTACTATCGGAGTCTGGTCAGTTTTTTTATGAGCGGCGTTCCGCTCAGACTGAGCCACGGCCTCACGCCAGTTTAATTTTTCAACGCGCTTGGCTTCAACGAATAGATAGTCAGTCCCTAGAATATCTGCGCCGCCCGCTTGCATGCCGATCTTGCCGCCCCCGCTGAGTGGTGCGCGTTGGCACCTTTCCTCACCGAATATCTCAGTATTGAACCAAGCGGCTAACTCACGCTCATACCCGTCCCCCTTGCGCTTCATCGCTGACATTTTAATCCATCCTTGGTAATGATATATCTGTTTGGCGTTTTTTGTTTAGGTTCACACGCTCAAGATCATTGATCCGCTCATGGCAAGGACCGCACTTATACTGGTAGCGTGGGCGTGGTCTGGTCGAGCCGCAAGTTATGCAGGGCCGTGACCATTTCTTATTGGCCTCACGCCGTTGGTATTTCGCCCCATAGATAACCTCCAAATCGAGTCTGACTAACGCCCGTTTCACTGTGTCTAAGCAACACCCGATATGCGCGGCGAGTTCACGGTGACTGTGATGTTTATGATTAGATTTCAGCCACCGCTCAACATCGGATGTGATCGGTGATCTTGCCAACATCAAATCCCCTCGTTGTGATGTGGTCTATGTATCACAACACAACTTTTTTCACAACCAGCACACCTATAGGGGTTTACTTTTCCGACAAACACGGTACACTCGCTGAGTGTTTACGACGTAGTGGACACGCAACCCCGCTGGTGCGGGTTGCGGTGGATACGAAGGAAGTAGGCAGTACGCGAGTGTCCTTTGGGACACAGAAAATTAAAGACAATTTTTATCCTCCCTTGGTTGTCTAAACTCCCCCCGCTTGGTTAGGTTTCGCACTGCAAAAGCGGGGGTTTTTTGCTTAACTAATTTGGTTTGAAATGTAGGGGGCCACTTCATTCTTCCGCACGATTGCCAGCCAATCTTTTACAAGGTTGAGCGGCAGATCAAGCTTGCGGGCTATCTCCAAATCAGACAGACCAGCGGCAACCGTCCCATCCACCAGAGCATGCGGCCTAGCCATATACATAGCCCTTTGCTTTGGCGTCTTGACCGACACGGGGCGAAATGTTCTGGCGTCATAATTTGAGGCGAAGCCCATATAGCTAACGTCCTCTAAACTTTCGTCAGCCTCACGATTTTTGGTGAACTGAATTTTTAACAGCATCGCCATGCGCTCCCCATCCTTGAGAGCGGCGGGAGATTGCAGCCTCAGTAGGTTAGCATCCTCAATATCGCCAGTGTATATTCCCGCGCGAGACACGGCCTTATCCTGCTCGTCGAACACCTGAGTAATTTTGATTTGAAATTCCAGATTGGTCATAGCGTTGGTCGATCCCGCGAAGCTTCCAGACTGCCCGCCATCTTGCGGCTTATTGGCATGGTGGACTAGGATCACACTAATCCCGTGGTTGCGTAGCTTCATAATTAGTGCGTTGACGTTGGCCCATTCGCTACCTTCCTTTTCAATAATTCCAGGGAACGCAGAACGGATTGTATCAATGCAAACGATGTTTGGGCGCGTCTGGTTGATCACCTGTCTTAAAAGTTTGATACCAGCGTCAGACTTGAGGTTCATATCCAACCCCTCAAACGGGGCGAACATCATAAAGTTATCGCCCGCATCCCCATACGTTGCCTTCGCTTGGTTCAAAAACTTGGTGATGTTACGCCGTCCATTTTCAAGATCGAGGTACAACACGCGCGGTCTATCCTGTAGGATGAAAGGCCCATACGTTTGATCCTCACAGCATGCAGAGTACAGCATGTTTCGCGTAAACATTGACTTGCCATGCCCGCTAAACCCAAACACCATTGTTAAAGTGGCGTCATTACTTGGGATGATTGGGTCAACGTAGAACGTCTGATCACCTAGATATTCCTCAAGCCTATCAATGTCTTTGGTCGTGATCAGCTTTATTTCTGGGTCTGGGTCAGGCTCCGGTGTTTCCTCTTTAATAGGCTGAACATTGTCAGGCTCTTTCTTCAATTCGTTACGGTATATATCTTTGATTACACCCCATACCTTCGGATCATCAAAGGGGTCGGCCATAAACAACTGCATAAATTCTTGCGCGGCGGCATAGGTTTCCTGTGGGCTGTAGCCCACGGCTGCGTACTCACCAACTAAGCTGACCAGACGATTGTGACAGTTATGCCCTACACCACCAGCAAGCTTGCCGTGCTGGGCTACAAATTTTTCTGTCGCTTCCCAGATCGGTTCACGGATTTTAATATTGTCTAGGGAAATATCTTCGTAATCCTCATGGGTATTTATGCCGACCACCGTGCCAGCCATAGGGCCAGAGTATGAGGGAAGATCGTCAGGATCACAGCCAGCCAGAGGCACAAAGGTTTTGTCTGTGCTTGGCGGTGCAAGCACATAACTTGCCTCGGCTTGTAGGTCTACTTTGTCGGCTAATTTTCCCTTCTGTATCCGAGTGTCAGTCGAAAAATAGTAGTGATAACCTTTGCGGGTCTTGACCCGATACGGGGTCCGGTCCCATCCCTGATCCGCTGCCAACCTAGTCGCGGTGTCATCATCAGTATCCACCACGACTAGGTTGCTGACCCGACCACACACAATCGCGATGTCGTGGTCTGTATCCTCAAACCAACCAATGCACTCAGCCTCGGTTGGTTGTCTGTCTTGATATTCCTTCCATCCTATTACGGGCTTTTTAGTTCCCGCTCTGATGGGGATGACTGACCATCCCCTGTCTATATACTCAAGTGCTGCCGACAGTGTTGCCTCGGTCATTCGTGCCTCGCTCAAAGTAAGTGTTTATATCCAACGTAGGGTTGGCCTGTTTAATCAATAAAAGGTGAGTTGAGCCGATGTAGTCTCGCCGTATCCATCCATAAGGAACGGTTCGCCCTACACCGATAAGTTCCGCGACCTGTCGCGCACCACCAAGATCGCTAACCAATTTTTTCAGATTGAATTTCATCATTGCCTCTTGTTGGGTTGTGGTGGATGTGTTACTAAAGACAACCACCGCAACTATCAAGGGTCAACTTCAACATGACGGACGAAATAATTTATGGTGATATATCGCTCGACCTTATCCCCGCGCAGAGTAAGAGTGAACGATTAGCGGGGCATGCCGAGGCATATAATAAACTCGCTGCCGACTTGGATTTGATCAAAGCCAAGATCGACTATGTAAAAGCACAACTTTTATCTGACTTGCCAGAAGAATACGGAGAGTGGGAGATACCACTAGCCGAGGGGGGGCGGGTAAAAATTTCCACTCCCGAAAAGTACGATTGGGACAAGGCCGCACTTGCCGAAATGTTCAAGGATGGCGACCTACCCGATTGTATCTCACAAAATTTCACAGTCAGTAAGGCAAAGTTCGACGCCGCTACCGCTGATTTGAAAGACAGGCTGACACCAGCCCTCACCATCAAGCGCGGCAACCCCGCAATAAAGGTTCTAAAAACATGAAAATTAAACCGTTTAAAACTAGCGATGTGAGTAGCATCGCTCTCAATATCCTTTTGTATGGGCATGCTGGAAGTGGCAAGACCACTCAGATCGGCAAGATGTATGACAGATATGGCAAAGGATTAGTGCTGTCCGGAGAGGGCGGGCTGACTTCGATCAGCGACAGGGAAATAGATTACCTTCCCTTCTATTCATTCGATCATCCGGTAGATAAAAAGGTGCATCCAAACGGCTACAGCTTTATGGAAATAATGGGTTATATCCGATCCCCAGAATTTGCAGCCCAAGGATACAAATGGATAGCTGTTGATAGCATCACCGAGTTATCCCGCCGCGCGTTTATGGAAGCTGTAGCAGAGAACCCCGACAAGAATAACAACTTCAAACCATACCAGATTTATACGCAAAAGCTGGACCCGCTTATCGGTGATCTGCGCGATCTGCCCCTTCACACAATCGTCACTGCACTAGCAGCCGAAGAAACAGACGATAATGGTCAGACACATTTCTATCCAATGCTGCATCAGAAATCTAAGCAAAAGAAATATGCGGGTGATTTCGATCTGGTGTGCGGAATGGTCACTAAGACCGCCGAAGTGGATGGCAAAGTTAGTCTAAAGCGATACCTGATTTGCGATCAAGTTCATGGCTGGCACGGAAAGAACCGTGATCCCCACCGCCGTATCAAGGCAGTTGAAACAGTGAACGATGTTACAGAATTAGTCGAGCGGCTACGCGCACCGAAACCAAAAGGAATTGCGGCATGAACTACTTAGATATTGATTTAGAAAGCGTTGACGTAAGCAACGCTGGTGGCATGTCAATGCTGCCAGATGGGTCACACGAATGTCTGATTGAAACCGCGAAGGTGACGCAAACTAAAAATGGACACCCGCAACTTGAAGTTAGATATAAAAATGATCAGGGCGTAATGACCCAGTGGATTATTTTTAATCATCCAAATGCAGACGCAACAAGAATTGGTCGTGAACAATTAAAATTGTTGCTCAACAATCTGGGCCATGAAGGGGCCAAGCCGCCAAGCGTTGAATGGTACAGTGGCAAGCCAATCGGGATTATAGTTCGCTCCAAATTAGAGCAGGGTAAGAACAACACGCGCGTGGTTAAAACTTTCTCAGTTGCCGCGACTAAAACGCCGCTGCCGCTGGATGATGAAATCCCGTTTTAAAAAAAATGGAACATCCGGTACACCCAATAGCCGCCGCTGTCGTTGAAGCTATCGACAGCGGCTTTTCTGAAACGGCGAGAAAGAAAGGTGAGACCCCCCGATGTTACATCGGGGCGTCTACCGGACATGAGTGCATCGCCAAAATGCAGCTTTCTTTGCGGGGCGCACCAAACGATCCGGTTGAGCCGCGCACCCAAAGGATATTCCGAGAGGGGCATAGACTAGAGGATCAGGTCGTGCGTGATCTCAAGCGCATGGCAAATCTCAGGGTGTACGAAAAAGACTTAATGACGGGTCGGCAACACCGCGCCGAGTGGCTTGGTGGGCATGTGGTCTGTCACTCGGACGGGCTGGTAGATTTAGAGGATGGCAGTGAGCCGCTGATCCTTGAAATCAAAAGTATGAATGACGCCAACTTTAAAAAGTTTAAGGGATACGGGGTTAAGGCATCCCACCGCCATTATTATTCACAGATGCAAATGATGATGGCGATGTTCAAGATTGAGCGATCATTTTTTATTTCTTACTGCAAAAACACCAGCGGATACCATGCCGAGATTGTCCCTTTCGATCAGGAAATGTGGGACGAAATCTATAGTAATATTCAAGCCGCGCTGGACGGTCATTCTTGGCGTGTATCATCCACCCCAAACGATTGGCGGTGCAAGATGTGTTTCAAGCGCACTCAGTGCTGGGAAAACCCTCCGCTGCCGCCTTCGGCCCAGATGTGTAAACATTCCAGACCTACTCCCGATGGGGATTTTGCTTGCCCCTATGGGTGTAACTCAGAAAAAGTTTGTGACCAGTACGAACAGATAAAGATGGAACCAAAATGAATAAGATCAGTGGTGCGCCAATTATTTTTGATGATCTGAAAAATATACGCGAGGCGATAATTCGGCGCAGAGCGGAAATAGAAAGTATCCAAGATCGGATCGAACAGATTGCCAGTGTCGGCGGTGATCAGTCAGACCACCCAAGTTATGACGATTATCACAAAGCCCGAATGAAACAGAAGCATGTCAAAGAAAGATTAGTAGAGTTGCAAGTCAGCGCGTCCGAATTTGAGGTTGATCTGTTAGAATTAAATTACTTGAAGGGGCTAACAAATGTCTAAAACTTTAAGGCGAAATGAAACACTCGACAAAGCGAAGGCTCTAATCAATGGGCCGAGAGCCGAGGAATACGGAGAAGCCCTCACCACTCATAAAAATATCGCTACTGGTTGGAACATAATTGCCAAAAATGCTTTGGCTTTGCATGGCGAAATCACAGCGGGTCATGTCGCCCTTATGATGGATTGGGTCAAGACCTGTCGGCTCTGTCACACAATATCATCAGAGGATGGGTGGCTAGATAAGGTCGGCTACAGTAGCTTGGGCAGTGAATTTAGTATTGCAAAAGACACTAAAGACAACTAAGGTTGTCCTGTTCCTCATATGAACATTCTCCAATATACGAACCCTCGCCGCACCCACGGCGGGGGTTTTTCTGTATCTACTTGGATGGTGGCCCAGCAACAGTGTCCACAATGCTTTCGCGGGCAGCAGAAACTTGACCAAGGATCGGCACTCGGCTGACTGTTTCGCGCACCGCCGCACGGGTCTTGCCCGTTGTACCCTCTCCAGTGATAGCATTGCTTGCCGCATCTTGCATGCCCGCGAGTACCGTTGAGGCATCGAAGAACAACCCACTGGTCGGACCCATGACAGTTTCCATCATCCTGATTTGACCGTATGCACCATTATCTAGTTGGTTGGCTGTGTCATAGAGCATTTCACCGATGATACCCAGCCCGCCCATTGTCATAAACCCGTCGAAGTACCAGCCCAAAGCTTTGTCTGTGTTGTCGCCAAGCTGACCATCCAGCGATTTAAAGGTTTTAGTTATGCGGCGATCCCGTGTGTCGAACTCGCGGTTGTCCTCACCGCCCCGACCTTGCACAACATCCTTGATTGTGGCTGCACCAAATCCCATTGCTGGGCCAGCCGTCATGTAAAGCAAGGCTGGGGCAAAATTTGGATCGTCTGATCGTGCCGCCTCACTGTATGCGTACCGTCCCAATCTCAGCATTTTGAGCGGGAACGATTTAAGTTGAGCAATCACCGCACCCGTTGGGCCGTTGGCCCACTGTGGTAGGTCATTCATGTTCGGCGTAAAGATACTTTCGTTTGAGAATTTTATGATCGCGTTTTGAATGTCTCGGTACTGTGGGTTCTCAGCCTCAGTTCCCGCGCTTTTCATAATCATGTCAATGTCCATTGACTTACCATCGACCAGATTAGTCAGCCCGAAATAATCTAGGTTTCGTTTGGCGATCCGACCTTGGCGAGTGTTGGGGGCTTCCCGCGCGATCCTAGTCTGTGCCTTGAAATGCTCATAGGCTGTAGCCCCTGCCAATTCACGCATCATGTTTGTCCAAGGTGTCAGACCCGTTGCTGTGAAAAACCCCGTGGAGAATTTGGTAGCATCAACCCCATATCCTTGTGACATTCTCTGGTGAACAGTGTTCTCAACCGCCACACCGACATTGCGTATCATGTCACGATACGCCCCACCCGCCACGGGGTCAGCCATAAACTGACCAAGCGCGGCGGTCCAAGCCTTGAAATCTCCCGACCTGATCAATGGAAGTACAAGGTCGCCCAGCGATGTGAGCGTGGTGAAGGATAGCAATGTCACCCCGTTTACCATCCGCAAGGCAGACGATAACCGCCGCGCACTTGCGGAACCTTGTGGCCTTCTCAGCAGCAACTCGCCGTATTGCTCGGCGTGTTTCACGTTATCGTCACTTGGTACGCGAGTTAAGCCATTAGTGTCGGTCAGCGCGGCGGCTATGGCCTCGGCACGTTTGCGGAAGTTACGCCGCATGGCATCAGAAAATTCGTCGCCCATGCCGTCACCCTGCAACAGTTCCATTATGTCACGGGTCAGGTCATCTTGGTTCGCCCCAGACCGTGCTTTCTGCAACAGCCGATCAGAAAAGAACTCAGCGTTTTTCTTTGAAGCAAACGGTGGCTTAAACAAAGAAGTAACGAATTTTTCCTTGAGCGCACCCATGCCCTCTATATCATCTTCATCCGGACCTTGGAAAATATGGCGATCCTTTGCCATAATTTTGTTTGATGACAGCAGACTAGCGATACCCTCTGGTCCGTTGCGGATCACGGAAACGTAATCAGACAAAGCATGCGCCCCTGGACCGTACTTAGTTGATATATCCAGCCGCCGTTCTGCGTTGTCGGCATACTTCGACATTACCATCATTAGATCGTTTTCTAGGAACGCGCCCAGATCATCGGCTGGTCGGGTGGGGTCTGTGAACTCTTTGCTTTTGTCCAGCCTGATCAAGCGGGCATAGTCTAAGTGATCATCAGCCCCGCCAAGTCCTTTTGTCGAAAAGATATTAGGCTTCGGGAACAATACCCCTTCATCTTTCAAAAGATTAGACGCCACATCTTGCGCTTTTTTCAAAGCCTGTTCATCGGTCAGTGTACGGGCAGTCCCAAATTCCCTTTGGTGTTCAGCAAGGAAATAACGGGACAGCATTTGCTCGAATTGTGGACGCCGCGCCTCAATCAAATCAGTTCGCCACACTTGGGGGAAATAATCTTTTGTTATATCTCCTATGACCTCGCCCGCCGCTGCCATGCGACCCCGCATGTCATCGAAATATTTACGCGAGATATTGTAAACCTTCCGCTCGGCTGGTTTAAGGCTTTGAACCTTGTCCGAGTTACGCATTGCAGCAGCAATACGCTCATGGCTCTTAGGCTGTTGCTGTCGCCGTGCGGGTGTTAGTCCCACAATCTGACCAAAGGTATCTGTTGTCGATTGCGCCATTTGACCTATGCCCATATCGAACCACCGACCAATAGCATTTTTGCTGTCGGGTAATCCATTCAGTGCTTTGGTAAGCGGGATCAAAGTGCGGGCCATGTTACCGTGTACCCGCTCAAAATGCCCACCCGAACCGTCCTCTGGCTCTGCAAATTCTGAGATAAATTTCATACCTGATTTGGCGATAATCTGAGACTGAGTTTTAGTGGTGGCGTGTGTGCGTTCTCTAATTACCTCGGCATCTTTATACGAAAACTTTTTCCGGTTGCGGAGATTATTTACCGCGCCCAGATATTCTTTATCAACACCAGCTTGCTCTAGCTGACCGGATACCATTTTGGTTGCCGCCTCGCCCCCATCAGTGGCGATAGTCGCCTCTTGAACAAGGAACGAATTAACCCCTGCGAGTGTGTCCCGCTCACCGATGATTGCCTTGGCATTAACAAAGTCGCCGCTTGTGGCGGCTTTGACATTGCGCTGATTAAGCACGACAGTTTCACCGTCAAGGGTCAGTGTGGAATGACCCGCCCGCTTTATAGTGCGGCGTAAGTTTTCGACACTGCCAGCTAGACGCGCCAGCCCGTCAAAAACTTCCTTGCCATCCAGCATACCAAGATTATCATTGATGTAAGTGTCGATCTGTTCCGCAAGGTCGGGGGTCCGAGCCTCGCGTTTAAGAACGTCCACAATCCCCTTAACCACATCATCTTTGTAGGTCATGCGGCGGGCGAAAATTGCGGGCTTGCTGTCTCGCACAAACACTGGTCGAACACTGGTCTGATCTGGGATACCGAACCGATCCATGTTCTCACCGACCACATCACCGAATGTATAGTGATCTATTAGATCATTTGCCGAGCCATCTTCGCGCATACCAAGGACGCCTTTACGAACCCCTTGAAGTTGGTCAAGCCCTTCGGTCACGGCTTCACGCGAACCCTCTGGGGTGGCTTCTATGATACCGTCACGCAAGTTGCTGACTGTGTTGGTTGGGCGGGCCGTGATAAGATCGCCCCGACCTAGCAACGGTGATCGGGAATTTGGAGATATAAACATCATGCGTATGTTATCGTCACCTGTCCAAGACCTGATTGCAGCCTGTGCATCAACCGACAGGCTGGCGATGAAGTCATTTGCGAAATCAGACGCAAACTCAGCGGGAACTTTATCGTTGTAAATTCCCGCTGGTGATCCACGCGATATAATAGCCTCGCCAGCTTTCATATCACCGTACATGGTGAGGGGTAGGAACCTTTCACGCGCAGCGGGATTTTCGATCAGCCCGTTAAGAACATATGCGATCCCTTCCCGTATTGAGTTGCGGGCATCGTCAAGTGCATCCTCGGTTTCGTAACCCTCGACCTCAGACAACCGCCCTTTGATCTGTTTCATAATTGTGCGATCTGTGTTCATGTCAGTATCTTCGACCATGATCCGAGACATAATTTCATCCGCATCAACGCCCATCCGAACCGCCGTTTTTTCTAGGTGACGGCGAGTGCCACTAGAAATAATATTGGTTTGGAATAACATTGTGGTCAACTCTTTGACCGATTGGGTAATGTCTGATTTGGATACCACATTTGCCGACAGACGCCGCATCAATCCACGGAAGTCATTAAATTCTTCACCTTTGGCAACAGGGCTTATCTGGTGGCCCAGCGCAATGACCCGCTGTGCAATCTTGCGGGCGGCTGTTTCTTTAGCTGGGGTCCGAGCGGTAATCTCACTCAGGAAACTAGACAGGACAAACGGGGTTTTGCCACCGATCCCTGTTTCAGTCTCAACGCCGCGATTGAATATCCCCTCAACCTTGATCGCATCAATAACCGCTGGCTGATCAGGGACAGTGGGCGATGTATATACACCCATGTTGCCAGATTTACGGGTGAACTCATACGCCACATCTTGCAGCTTGTCTTTGTTACCATCGCCAAGCAATGCTTCGCGGAACAAGGCGGCAAGCTGGTCAATGTCAGCATTTTGATATGGACCCTCTGCTACAACTTTACCTAGTGCTTTCGCTTTTTTGGTTTGGTTGTAACGAAGTACATTCGCTGGCTCTAAGGTCGGCATTTGTGAGTTGATTTTTTCTTTGATCTTGTTCGCAATGGACCTACCGTCTTTGGTCAGCTTTCCATTCTTCATATAAGTGGGAAGGCTACGAACCAGTGGCTCAATGTCCGGATAATCAGCGGCAAAAAATTCCGCAATATCATCGGCATCATCCGCTATTTTCTTTTCGCCCATTTTCTTGACGGCAAGTTCCATTGTCGATTTGCGTTGACCGCGCACTCTGCGAGTGTTGGCTGTATTCGCGTCGAAAGTCCGTGCCTTATCCAAACGCGATCCCGCCTTCTCGCGGGCGGCGATGTTGACCACATAATTTGGAATGTCACCGTTAGTGGATTGATAGTAGGCATCGTTCAAACGGGTCATTGTTTGATCAAGGGTGTCCTTGATGTAATCGTCATACAGGTTGCGGAGTTCCTTGTAGTCATCAAGGCTATATGACGTACCGTATGTACCCTCTTTCTGGTCGGGGAATAGGGTGTAATCAACCGATTGATTGCGTTGGCCCATCTGGTCAATCTCTTTAACCAAGCTTCTAATACGCCCGCCCAGACCGCCACCCTGCAATGCTTTAAGCATGCCTGTATATTTCTTGTAATCCTCGCCCTTGCTGGCTGCATAGAATTTTGCATTGGCCTGAGTTGCTGTGAGGCTACGAAGTTCAGCCGCGAGGCCAAACTTAGGCTCTTTAATCTTTTCGATAAAGGCAATGGGATCAGCATTATCTATTGCCCGTGTTAGTTCGGTTTTGAACTTCAACAGATTGTCATATCGAATTGCCAGCGTTGCATCCAAAGCGTTCTTCGGCTCGACAGGACGGGCGTACCGCGCTTGCGCGGCTTTGTTCTTACTTTCAATCAGCTTGTTAAAGATCGGTTCCAAATCTTTGTCGATGATTGCCTTGCTAGACAGGGTTGCCCATAGCCGCTTGGTCAGCTTCATAGCTTTTTCCCAGAACGAAATATGGGGCCACATCATTAGGTCGTATTTGTGGTTCATAAACAGAGCAAATTGGTTGGCAAAATATTCGCTTGGATTGTCGAGCGCATTTGAGAAGCCAACAGATTTTTTAGTCCCTGCGATGTACGGGGATTTGACCTGTATTTCAAACATGGCGTCCTTGTCGCCGTCTTTGTAAAGCCGCCCACCGTCCTTATAAAATTTACTGATTGCGTCCCAAAACTCAACCTTGTCGCCGCTCGACATAAGGTTGGCGTAAACCCAATGCCCAAGTTCGTGGGCTACAATGTGAGTTTCAGACAGACCTACCGTGTCTTTGGTCTTTCCAATCATTTCCGGATTTATTTCAATCTGATTTAGTGCCGTGTTTCGGTCACTCACAAAGCGGCCTAACACGCTGGCATCCATATCAACCCCTTTGAATATGGGGGCTGTGCCATCTGGCACAACAAGACGAATTAGCTTGGATATATTGGCGCGTGTGGTGGCACTTGCTCCAGCATAGATATTGTCAACTTGAGCCAAGCTAGTTGTAATGTCAGTGGAAGGTCGCCGCACCCCATTCGGGGCAATATTAGACATAAGCGTGTGCATAGTCTGGATCGCCCGCAAGCGGTTGTCGTAGGACAGCGGTACAGATTTGTCACCAACCTTGATGCTGGCATCCCAATCCGCATTTTCTAAAACCACTTCCAAACTGGCGAGTTCGCGCAAGGTCACATCGTGGTTGTGCAAGTCATTTGGGGATTTAAGGTTTGGAACAAGATCAACGCCATTTGACCGCGCGAGATTGTAGGCAAAGAAAATGTCGTTAAGTTCTGTCCCTCGCAAACTGTAGGTATCGACAATAAGATTGTCGCCTTGCGCTTCTAAGTCTAGCGGCTTTGGCGGCTCTTTCGGGTTTCTTGTATCAAGCCCGCCAGCCGTGTTTGCTTCATCTAGCGGCTCAAAGACTTCCATCAACGCCTCGGCGTCTGTACTGTCCGAGCGGGAAGATTTGGGTACATACCCAACGAACCAATCAGCCGCATCCTCAGTACCGAGCAGTTGATCAGCGGAAAGGCCGCGCTTAATCTGGGCCTCTTTGATAATCCGAGCCGCAACTATGTTGCCATCTGGGTCAAACTGGCGGCGTGGAATGAGGGCAACAACTTTGTCGCCGCGCATATTTGGAACGCCAGCTTGCAAGCGGGTCATAACCTTGCCGCTTCTGCCAACCACTTCTTTTTTCTGTGGGCGAGACATTGCGCCTTCTGAGCGGGCGTCAAGAATGTCTACCTGATCTTCCATTTCTTCAACGGTAATCTTGCCATCTTCTGCCTGTTGGATGATTGCAGATTTTTCCTCGGCATACTGGCGGTCAGTATAGACAGGCAGGGCATCTTCATCGACCAGATATTTTTGGTCGGGGCTTACGCCAGCCGCCTTGAACGCACCCTCTGGTGTCGAGAAACTTTTACGCACTACAGGGGAATAAAATACAATATCGCCGCCATCTGCTTTGCCGTCATAGAGTTTTTCGCCACGATATGCCGTGTATGGATACAACGATTGTTGCACACCTTTCTTGGCATCAGACACAACGATACGCTTCACGCTCTCAAGCGGGAAATCTTTTGTTCGTGCGCCATAAAGCGAAGTGACCGAGCGGCCCCCACCTATATCAACGCCAGCCTTCATCGCATAGCTTGGACCCATGCCCGCTTGCTTATACTCTGGGTTGGCAATTCTTCGTCCTGTTTCCATGTCGATGATGTACGGCGGTACGTCCTCGATTTTCTCCATAGATTTCTGGGTCTGGTCAGCCATCCGCGATGGGGTGGATTTCCCCGTGTCTATTTCTGTCCGTAGAACCCGATCAGGATTTGCAGCGGCCCCATCTTTTGCCCTCTGCATTTCTAAATTGTCTAGCCGCTTGCGAATTTCTGGCGTGTTGAATTTTGGGTACGCTCTTAACAAGCGTGTCCGAATATTAACAATCCTGTCGCCGTTTAGACCCGCCGCCATTTTCATCAAACGGCGAACAGCATCATCATCCCTATCATCTTGGGTGAGTTTAGCTTCATTCTTGGCGAAGGTTTTGCTTCCTGATCCGACAGGGCCAACAAAGTCAGCGTCACCAGCAATCGGGACGTTAGCAAGGGCTTTCTGGACGGGTCCAATGAATGAGCCATCACCGGAGGTAGGAAGGGACGGTCCTTGAACATCCGGAACCTCAACCTCGGCAGACGCGCGGGCATCATCAACAAACCTTTTGATTTGTTTGAGCGCAGTACCGCCGATCTTGCGACCAGACGTTAGAGACAGTTTGTTTGCCGCCGCCATTTCATTGATTTGCTGGCGGGTTATTACGTCAGAATTTGACATGATAAGCTGTTCAAGCTGATCATTTACCTTCGCGCTAGACGCCCTGTATTCTACCGACCCATCACCTTCTGGAACGGGTGGCCCCTGCATTTCGGGCGGTCCCTGTAAGTCCGGCCCAAGCGGCGGGCCTTGCATTTCTGGCGGTCCCTGCACCGGACGGTTTGGACCCTGCATTTCTGGCGGGCCTTGGACCTCTGGTGCGCGAGGCGGTCCTTGCATTTCTGGTGGACCTTGGACGGGGCGACTTGGCCCCTGCATTTCCGGTGGACCTTGAGTTTCCGGTGCGCGTGGTGGCCCCTGTAATTCTGGTGGCCCTTGCACGGGACGGGGCGGTCCTTGGACTTCGGGTGGGCGGGGTGGCCCCTGCATTTCCGGTGGACCTTGGGTTTCTGGTGGGCGTGGTGGCCCCTGTAATTCTGGTGGACCCTGCACAGCGGGCATTTGTGGCCCTTGCACTTGAGGCGGTCCTTGGACGGGCGGCATTTGCGGCCCTTGCATTTGGGGTGGGCCTTGAACGGGGGGCATTTGTGGCCCCTGCATTGGCGGCATCTGTGGACCCTGCATCGGAGGCATTTGCGGCCCTTGCATTGGCGGCATTTGCGGCCCCTGCATCGGGGGCATTTGTGGCCCTTGCATTGGCGGCATCTGTGGACCCTGCATCGGGGGCATTTGTGGCCCCTGCATTGGCGGCACTTGTGGCCCTTGCATTGCTGGCGGGCCTTCAACAGCAGCGGGTCTTATACGCCGCCGCGCAACAATTTTGTTATATTCAGTTAGAAGGGTTTGGTACTCGGTGCGGATCGGCGTAGCATCCACACCTTCCTTGACCGCTGATTGCATCTGGGTTGCCAGATCATCTAACCGCCCGTCCATATCATTTACTATTGCTCGGTCAGCTTCTATCTTGGCTTGCTCGGCAGCAAGTTCGATCCGTTCCTCTGTCAGAACGTCAACATCAGCCCCATCAGTGGCGAGTTCGTTATCAATTCTGGTTAAACCACTTTCGATAGCGGTGCGGCGTTGGGTCAGGGTTTGACCCAGCGTTGTTGTCACTTCCCAGTTGGCAATATCATCGGCATAATCGCCGCCGATCAGCTTGTTTAAGACAGGTATATTGCGACCTATCGCAGAGGTTCCCGCATAGTCTAGCGCACCGCCAGCGACACCGGACAGTCCAGCATCAAGAGCAACAGACCGCCCCAATCGGCCAATGTCAAAGCCATCTGAAAGACCCTGATCGACTTCGACACTCTGGTTGAGCGTATCTTGCAAACCACCAACAGCACCGCCGATTAAAGCCTCTTGTCCAGCCGCCGTTTTTGCGCCCGCAACTCGGCCCGCCCGCCTCGACTGTTGGAGAGTATTACCCGCCGCCCGTGCTAGACCAAAAGCTTGCTTGGCCTTGCCAAGTTGCCCAGCGACAGGAATTAAGTTTGTGGGGTCAAGTACAGCGGCCTTTCCGTAATCCCAAACCCGATCAAGCGTTGATCCGCGCATAGGCGCATTGGCCCAAATGCGAGATAAGCGACCAAGGCGGGCGTTATCATCCCCAGCCATGAAATTTTCAGCGGCGTTTGTTACTGCGCCCAGCGTATTAACATCGTTCCAGCGGCGATCAGAATAAAACTGGTCCCACATAGACGATAGATCGGTGAATGTTTCACCTTGAGCGGAGTAGTAATCCCGCACATCTTTAATCGCATCATTGTTGGTAACAAGTTCCACACCGGACAGATTGACATAGCTGTAATCATCTTGCGCGGCTGGCTCCGCTCCCCAAGACATATTGAGGAAGTCGTTAATATCGTCCGACATGCTAGGTACTCCATTTAACCTGTTGCCAGATTAACGATTTGTACCCTGTGGATCGTCCTCTATTATCGGCCCATAAAGTCTTGCACCCGCTGGCCTATTGCCTCTCCAATCCCTTCCATTCCAGATTGGAAGTTCTCGGCAAAGTTAGTACCCTCCATCAGTATTCGGGCCTCAGTTGCGGTTGGGAAAGGCAATCCCAGTTCCTCATAAATCGACTTCATAAACGGCTCAAAGTTCGGCACGGTGTTCATCAGATTTTGGTTGCCCTGTAATAAAACCTCGGCTCCGGTTGGGGCTGTAATGGCTTCCAAGTATGGGCCAAATGCTAACTCGCCCGTGACGGTCTTTCCATTAAGAAGTGCGCCATTTCCGTACTGTGTGATCATCGGCACAGCTTTCGGGTTTGCCTTCTGCGCTTTCTGGGCCTGTTGATAGACGTACCCAAAGATTTGGGCGGGCGTCATTTCATTAGCTGTACCATTTCTTTTTGTAATCTGGGTATTTGTGTTGCCCGCGATTTGAGCAATCGCAGTTGTTTTAACAGTGTCGGCATCAGTCTGAATTGGCTGACCATTTGGACCGAGTATCGGCTGACCCTCCGCATTTGTTGCCGTGACTTGATCTGGCGAAACATTAGAAATCCGCTGTACTTCTTTAAGCTTGCGACCCTGTGAAGCAACCGCTTGGCTATTAGTGAGGTATTCCTGTGCTTGCGCGTCTAGCTTATCGGCTTGTTTCAATGCGGCTTGCACTCTGGGTAAATCCGAAGAAAAGTGTGGGTGTGTGGTAATGGTCCTCAGTCGGTTGGCTTCATTGGTCAAGCGGCGGCTTTCTCCGACCAAGCGTCCAACATAAGATTGTGCCTCTAATCCCCATTTATTTATATCTTCAAATGTCCCTGCATCCGAGCGCGGCGACACATCTTCGTTGAGAAGTGCGGCGGCTTTGGCGGTCATAATATCTAAATCATCACCTTCAAAAGTAGAAACTGATGCTTGCAGCGTGTCAGACGCGCCAGTGATCCGATGATCCAGCGTTGTATCTTTGCGGCTAAATATGTCAGTCTTAGCCTTTACAATTTTTCCGAGTTCGTCATTAACAGCCGCAGAAAATTGAGCATACTTTCCTTCATCCATACCGCTAAAGTTTGCCAATCCAACATTGGTCAAAGCCCGCCGCATTGCGATTGAGTTGGGGTCAGTCGCGCCGAGATACGACATTTCATCAAGGGCCGCGAGGAAGTGTGACCTATCTAATTCTATCCCGACTTCCTCAAATGCCCCTTGATTTTCGCGCAGCTTATTAGCAGCGGCAACCCATTGGTTGACAAACGCGCTGTCCTTAATGTCGATGTTCAGATCAAGCGCGGTGTTTCGCAGAACGCCAAACGCTTTATTGGCTTCAATATCGGCGTCATATTTCGCACCCGTCACCGCACCCTTAGTCGTAGCATCTTCCAGAGCCGACAAGAAAACGCCTTGAAGATCAGCGGGCGTGACTTCGGTTGTTTGCCTGTTCTGTGTGAGTTCTTGTGTTTGTTTAAGAGCCTTCTGATCCTCTGCCAGATTGATTGCATCAAGGTCAGTCTGATTTCTGTCGTGCCAAGCATCCGAAACCGATTGCCGAGCAGTATCAGTCACAAATTCGGGCAACACACCACTTGCCGCTATCTTATCATCATACTGTCTTAGTGCTTCCTCAAGTGTAGAATATTGTATGCTGTCCGATGTTGTAATGGATTGAGCAACCTCATTGGCAAACCCTTGCGCCTTACTTGTCTCACCCGTTTGATAGAGGCCAACACGCCTTTGAAATTCGGTAGCCCCAGTTTTAAAAGAAGGCTGCAATTCGGCCTGTGTAAGTAAACCAGTATGTTTAGCAATAAGGGAATTTTCCAAAACTTGCATTGCGTCCGGAGACAAAACATCGGTACTCATTGCCGCTTGCATGTGGGCGGCTTCTGCACTTGCAATAGCCGCTGTTTTTGCGCGTGAAAGAGTACCCTGTTGGCTCTTAACTAACCTGTCGCCGTAGGCGGGGTTATACCCTTCCATTGCGAGGGCGTCTAAAGATGCTTGGTTGGGGTTCGCTGAAAACGATTGCAGCAAAGGCGCAGCGGTTTTGCTGTATTTCTGCCAGCCCATGCGATCCGCTGATGATTGAACCGCTGGTAACATTTCTTTGTCCAGTAGATCACCAAAAACCAACTCAACATTCGACAATGCTTTGTCACTATCCATCGTTTGCAAAAGGTCAGACATATAATTGCTGGCCTCACCTACGATTTTAATGTTTTGCAGTTTTGTTTTCCGATCCCTCGCGGCAGTGGCAGCGGATTGCTTTTGATTATATGCAGATACGTTGCTCTCCATCATTGACCGTGACGGCAATGCTGCACGATAACCTTTGTTATTGCCCGCTAGATTATTGGCAAACGCTTCCCGATCCCCCGCGCTTGCCGAGGGGTTACTCTTAATGAAGTCGCCATAAAGCGCAGCATTGTCTTTTCGCTGGGCGGATATTTCCTTTTTTGAGTTGGAAACACCTTGTTGAAACGCGCCAAAATTAAAAGCCATTATCACCTACCATTGGTATTTACTGGACGCATCATTCCACCACTGGCCCAGACCAGTTGCGCCTTGATTAGCAAGAGTCTGTTGGTTCGCCGCCATCGTTGCGAGTGTGGCGATACTGTTCGAGTTGCCGAGTTGCGCTTGACCGTTAGCCGAGAACGCAATAGGCGCACTTGCCTGTGTAACTCTCTGGTTAAGGTAATCATTTGCCAGCGTGTTTTCTGCACCCGCCAGATTAAGCGCGTTGGTGTAATCCATGATCGCCGTGTTATTACGCATACCTTGCTGTGCAGAAAGTTCGGAAATGTTGCGGCCTGTCATAGCGTTCTCATTGGTGTAATAATCTTGACCGTACTGACCAGATTTAAGCGTGTTGCTTAAAGTCGTAGTGCCATAGTTTAGTTTGTCTGTGGTCAATGACCGCGCCATGTTTCGCTCGGCGTTGGTCATGTTTTGCTGGTTAGATGCCGCACCCTGCAATCCCGCAATGTAATTCTGGGCGTCTGTCACAGAGGAAAGCATATCCTCATTGTACCGTTGCGCGGAAAGGTCGGCACTGGCTCTTTCCATCTGCACCCGCAAAGTCGAGTTTTCCATTCCTTCCGGAATATTCGCAAGGGCTTTGGCATATTGGTTGTCTAGCGCACGTTGCGTATTACCTTGCCGCATTTGCATGAAACGTCCAGTAAGATCGCCCTGCATATCCACGAAATCCGTAGTATTTGGGGCCGTCATTCTAGCAAATCGGTCACGATAATATACTTCATCGTCGGCCTCGTTTAAACGCACATCGGCGTATTCACGAAACATATCTTCCATGCCGTTTAGTCGGGCAATGTCGTAAGCGGTTAGGTCATCAACCTCACCCTTGTTTCCCGCTTCCTCGCTTGCTCGATTTAGCGCAGTAAAGTTTGTAAAGCCGTCAACAATATCGGGGGAGATTTGCCCAAAGTCGCCATAGTTGGCGAGGGTTCCATCAATCGCACCAGATATTGAAGTGCCGCCCCGTGCATATAGGTCAGCTAACTCACTATTCCTAGCGATCTCCTGATTGACCAGACCTTCACTTGCGCCTGTTAGATCATCGGCTTTGTTGCTTGACCGGATCGTTGACCCAAGGTTAAGCACACCCATCCCAATGTCCACATACTCGGACCAACTCATTAGGTGTACTCCCTACTAAAATATATCAATCGTGCGACCAAAACCTTCGCGGCGGCGTTTTTGATAACCGGATGTTCCGGTTAAGCTGGCGTTACCTATCGGGACGTTGACATATCTGACTTCGCCCGTGTCCTTGTCGCGCACCGCGCGGCGTTCATAGACGCCATCCTCGGATATATTGCTGGGTACAACTTGCCCAAAGTAGTTGGCTTGAGGCGCGAACCCAAACGCATTTTGGAAGGTATCAGCATTATAGCCAGAACTGTTATTGTTATTCATCGCCTCTTGGATCATCGCTAATACTTGGTCACGCGACATGCCTTGCGTGTCTGCCGTGCTAGTATTTGTCAGCAATGCGAGTTGCTGGCGAAGATTGGCAACATCGGCCTCTAACTCAGTTACATAGCCGTCTTGGTCAGCATCAGCAAAAATATCTTCTGCTACCGTTTCATCGACAGGAGTTGACCCTTCTGGTTGGCCTTCCTCATATACCAAATCTGCGACAGGTTCATTGGGGGCAGCGGGTGCAGTAGGGCCAACGGCCCCGACATTGTAACCTTGTGGAAGGGCGGCTTCTCTTTTGGCTTTCGCTTCCCGTTCATCACGATCACTAGGGCCGTCACTGGGTGGGATTGGGTCAGACCCTTTTCTAAGGGTTGCCATAATTCTTTCGCCAAGAGACATTTCCTTGGCGGGTGCGGCTGGGCCACCAGACCCTTCGGGGGCGGCTCTAGTTGGTGATGATCCAGGGGGTGAAGCTGTGCCATCTTTGTTTCGTGTCCAACCGTAATTTTCGACCAACTCTTTGTCGGCTCCGGTCTGGAAACCTGTCTTTAACATACCCTCAGTTTCGCCAAGGGTTTGCGCGTTTATTTTTTTCATCGCGTTCATAATCGCGGAACTATCTATGGGATTTGCCGTTGGTGGCTCGGCATTGACCAACGGAGAGTAGCCCGCAACAGGGTCCGTTTGTGAAATATCAAGCACAGTTTCTTCTGGCATTCTAGGGTATTTGTCTTTGAAGTAACTGTAATCTGGACCCAACGAAACTGGCTCGGTTATTGTAGTCTCTACACCGTCAGCATCCCGTGTACTGTTGCTATAAAGAGTGCCGTATTGGGCGAGGTTTACCCCATCTTCATTCAAAATACTTTCGTTGTCATTATAAGTCGCGTTGTAAAGACTTTTCTGGTTGGGACCAGACTTCATAACCGTACCCCTTGGCGTACCGTTGTCACTATACGGGTCGCCGTAGTATTCAGTGCCGCCCGTCCTGTCAGCATAGTCCCTAATCGCTGCTGTGTTGTAATTCCTTCCCGAAGCCGTTTCGTTCTGGTTCGGGTCTAACGTGGTGTAGCCCATGCTACCCGCGCCCGTTGTGAAGTAATCTTGAACAGCGTCCTTATCCATGCCAGTATTAAAATTATACAGTCTGTTGTTGACCGCTGGCATTGCCAGCGCGTCCAAGGCTGAAACATCGCTTTCGCCCGCATCAATAAGCTTTTCCCAGTAGTCGGTTTCTTTGGGCGGGGCTATCACGCCCACTTCATCATATGTGCTGCCGCTAGTATTGGAAGTCGGTGCGGCGGGCTGGGGCGCGTTCTTACCTAGTTTCGGTTGCGAGGCAGGGGGTGCAGGGGCCATTGCGTTATCAAGAGCGCGGTCCTCACCAGCGACAGCCGTAGAATACGACTTGCCAGCATGAGTAAAAGTTTGGCCCGCACCCTTATTTTTACGGGCTGTAGCAAATGCCTCGCCAAACTCCATATCATCGTTTACGCCGCCGTTATCGTCGCCACCGCTACCGCCATCGTTATTGTAGCAGATACGGCTATGGATATTCAGTGGCGAAAACGGGTTCATCAGACTTAGGCGGCTCATTGCGCTGTTCCTTTTACATATTTTGCTGGTCGCTGTGACCCGCTAAGTTTCCTAGTGGCAGACGCAAACGGGCCTCTCTCCCCCC